CGAACAATTTCAAACGTTTAGATCCTATAGAGTTATTGCATACCAGGCTGAAAATTTGGCAACGATCTGCACGAGGAGAGCGGCACTGTGGGTTGTCCTTATTTTGTTTTAGGACAGAAAATTATCTTACTCCATCCTCCCATACACATCATCCACGAAGTACCGCCCGGTGAAGAAATTGAAGATTGCCGTACAGCGGACGCCGTTGTACTCGGCAAGGTACTGGTTATCGCCGATGCATCGAATGATCTCGGCTTCACCCAACACATGGCGGTTATTTTCGCGATCCTTCAGGCTGTGGATATACGCTTGCACTTTCATCATTGGCTCCCTCCATTCAAATGCCGGGCCAGCAGGGTGCAGTACCCGTACACACGGTCTAGCGGCAGCTCCGTCCATTCGCCACAGGCGGCCTGATCTCCGCGTACCGGTTCCAGTTGGATCTTACCATCCTCTGTGGTTTCATAAGCCCGGATGCAGGTATCCCCGAAGAAATAGCAGACGGTTCCATCTTCCTGCGCCGCCCAGGTCATGTGGGGAATGGCAGCTACGTCCCGCATCTGCTCTAAGATGTAACAGTCCTCAACCTTCCAGCCGTCTGTGTTGCCTTCCTCGGTCATGTACCAATCCAGGCGGATGCCCTGGTCGCCTCCATCCAGGCAGTCGGCAAAGATGGAATACCCGCCCATTCTGGAGTAGAACGCTTTGTTGTCGCTGGAAAAGCGGTAGGTGCGGTTCAACAGGGAGTACGGCTTGTCGAAGCTGTCCTCGGTGAACGTAATGTGCGCAGTCAGGTTTTCTTTCGGAGATTTGCATTTCAACTCCCGAAAGGCCCGCTTTAACTCCAAATAGTCCAAATGTTATCACTCCTTCTGTGTAGCAATAGACCCGGTATCCTGCCTTTCCAGCAAAGATACCGGGTCGATATTCGCTTAGCTTGCCTCCGACAACTCCGGCAGCAGATCGGCGGCGTTTATGACCTCCATAAGCTGCTGGCCGTAGGCTCTGGCGGCGGCAGCTTCTTCGGGGGCCAGCACCCGAACCGCCTCGAAGTTGAACAGAGCATAGGGCTTTCCGGCCTTGCTGGTGGCCTTTTCCAAGGTGATTTTGGTGACCACACTGCTCATAGGGGTAAGGGTTCCCACCAGTCGGGCGGTGTATTTCAGGAACCGGGGCTTGCTGGTCACCGGGACCCGCACCAGCAGCGGCAAAATGTTGTTGGGACGCAGCAGGAACAGCAGCACCGATTCTTTGCAAGCCTTGGCGTTGCTCTCGCCATCCTTGGAGCCGAAGTCGTTGTAGGGACAGTGAGCACAGGACTTGCCGTCAGAGGAAATGATGCTGTTTTGGCTCATGCAGACGGGCGGCGTGCCCTCCACCGGGTCGGGCGTGTCCCAGTAGGCCCGGGGCGTGGTGTAGTCCAGGATGATGCCGGATAGCTCCTTCTCGGCCTCGTCCCCGGCCAGACCGGGAACAGAGAACACGGTAGCGCCGCCGGAGGGGGACTTGACCACATCGAAAAACTGGAGGGTCAGGGGCTGGTTTTTCAAGTTCTCCCGGATGACGTCCAGGGCGTTGCTGTTCAGGGCCAGATAGCCGGAGCTGGCCGGGGTCAGGGCGGTGTCCTCCACCGGCATTTGCAGAGCGTCCACCTTGTCGCTCATACGATTTTTCAATTTTGTGGTGTCCATACTTTTTCTCCTTTCAGCCCGCCACTTTCACAGTAAAACGGCGATATGTAGTTTTGTTTGCGTACTTTTGGTACAGGGTCGGATGTTCCGCTTTCAGCGTTTTGCTATCCAAACGCTCCTGAGAAACGCTTTTCCAGGTGACGATACGACCATCGGCAGTCCCGGCCTCGTTCTCGCCCAGCATCTGCTTTAGGAGGTTTTCAGCCTCCTGCTTCTGCTCGGTAGCGGCGGTCAGCTGCTCACAGGCTGCGTCATACTGGAGGAACAGTTCGGCGGCGGTATCCGGCAGTTCGATTTGAGATTTGGGGACGCTGCTGGGGAACCGCTGGGACAGGAACTTAGCCGAAGCGTCGGAGCCGTCCAGTGGCGGGGGAGTGGCGTCCTGCACATGACCCCAGAAGTCGCTTTCCAGCTGAATTAACATAGTGATCAACTCCTCGTCCCGCTCCACGAACTTCCAGCGAAAGGTGTTGCCGCCGATCAGCACGGCGATGTATGCTCCCCGGTATCCGGTGACCGCCATGTAGTGCTGGATTTGCAGCTGGTACTCGTCCGGGATGGAGTCCTCCCATTCGCCAGACTTGTAAGCGGAGGCGGTCTTGGCCTCGAAAATGCAGGTGCCATAGTCCGGGTGTTCGCAGATACCGTCCAGGTTCGCCAGCATAAAGGGATGTTCCACGCTTTGAAGAAGCTGGCTTGCGTGGATGACCTCGATTCCGGTGCGCTTGGTGAACTCGCTTCGCACCAACGATTCCAGCAGCGTTCCCCAATAGGCCGCCTCTCCCGCCTCCTGGTAGGGCAGCTGGTCGGTTTTCTCCATCCACAGCTCCACCGGGGACTTGTACCGGCTGATGCCGCAGACTACGGAGGCATCGGAACCGCCGATGCCCTTCTTGCGGTGTTCCAGCCAATCCTCATAGGGCATATTCTCTGTGGACGCTAATACGATGGCAGACATTTCGATTACCCCCCTTTAGGCCGCAGCCAGCACCATTTTGTGGGCTTTGTCGATCATGGGGTTGCCCTCCACGGTGCGCAGAAACAGATTTTCGTTGTAGTTTTTCGTCTTGCGGATTGGGTCGGCGTGGGTGGCGAAGTCGCTGACGGCGTTGACGAAGCGGTAGCCGTTTTTGCCTACATCGACCAAATCGGGGGCGTCCCAATAGCGGCGCTTCATATCCGCCAGCAGCCGCAGATTGTTCCTCCGCTGGGCCTCCGGCATATCCAGGTCTACCGGGAAGAACTCCTGCATGAACTCCATGACCTTTTTGTCGGTCAGCTTGATTTTTGAGAGAGCGTCGATTCCCCGGCCCAGCTCGCCCATATAGGTTTCCGCCAGTTCCAGGGTTTCCCTGGCCTCATAGACCCGGCTCATCACATTTTCCGTGTGCTTGGTGGTCCAGATGCGCTTGGCGCTGCCTAGGGCCAAATTCAAAGTGTTCTGACAGACCACCCGGATGGGGGTCATGGCGACCTTGATACCGCTGCTACCGTCGTGGGAATTCATGACCACCAGATAGGGGGCGATCTCGTCTCCAGCGATGATGTAGCGGTGGGGCATCCGGGCCAGCATCCAGACCTTGCGGCCTCCTTGCAGAGAGCCAGCCGTTTCATAGGTCACGCCAGCGCCCAGCAGGTCGTCGGTGAACTGGAAAGCGTCCTCGTTCTGCACCACCTTGTAGCGGTCAGACACGATACCCAGCGCGGCGTTGTCGCTGCTGCGGGTGTTGACCTTGTAGCCGGAGATCAGGCTGCCATCCTCGGTGTAGACGTCCTTGTGCTCCACCTGCCAATCCAGGCCAGCGTAGACCAGGGCCTCGGCAGAGGACGGAGCCTCCATCACCAGCGTACCCAGGCCGTGCCAGGGCTTTTCACGGACGTAGAACATGGTTTCAACATTTGCGGACATAACTTTTTCCTCCTAATTCAGTAATGATAATTGATGGTCCCGCCCACGTAGAACGGGTGGGACAGGTCTGCGGTGCGGAGCCAGGTATCCAGCGGGGTCAAGGCCCGATTTCCCGGCGTGTAGATGTAGAAGCTGCGTTTGTCCCGGTAGCTCTCGGAAAGGCTGTGTAGAGCCAGGTCGAAAGCGGATGCGGGTGTGATACCGGCGAAGGTATCGTAGTCTGTCTGGGCCAGGGCCTGGGCTGCCTCCAGAAAGTATCTGTGATTTTCCTTGAAGTAGTTCTCTTTCAGTCCCGGTGAGAAGCGGAGTTGGTCGCCCTGTCGCTGGCACAAGGGGCCAAAGTGATTCGCCAGTGATACAATGCTTCGCTCTCGTTCTGCTTCGGCCATCAGTTCAGCGTAGTCGCAGACGGAGCAATAGAACCAATCCGGCAAATTTCCAGGCCCTGTATAGCTACTCGTGGGGATAGGATGCTCGGTGATTTCGTAAATTGTGCTATGCATGATACGCCTCCGGGACAGGGAGATTCGCCATGACTTCATCGAGTGTGGCATCGCTCTCAAGTTTCTTTTTTCGCATAAACATTCCTCCGATTTGAATGATTTTGTGCCTGAACATACAAATAGAGGACTTCCCACATGGGAAGCCCTCTATCGTCAGTTCAGTTTAGTTGATTGCCTCTCATAAATCCGTTTGATCGACCTCCTGTTCGTCTGCTCCCTGTACTGCCGTCAGCACCACAGAGAGGATCAGCAAAATTGCCTTTAGGATTTTCTTCTTTGACAATCGGAAACACCTCCATTACCTATATGACTACAAATGTAGAATATATAGGCAAGCGGAAGCATCATACGATGTGAATAGCGGTCACAAACTCAATCCTTATTGCTGTCTCTTTTCT